GAGCCTGTCCAAGCTGCTCAAGGCGGCCCGCACCGACCCGCCCAAGCCCGGCACACCGGTGTCGTACGGCGGCGTCGAGACGGTAGAGACAGCCCTCGTCGACGAGGGCCACCTCGCCCGCGCCTACGGCGACGGCCATTGGGGCACGCAGACGACGCCCGCCTACGCCGCGTGGCAGCGGTCCAAGGCCGGCGGCGGCTACCGCGGCGACGACGCCGACGGCGTCCCCGGACTCGACAGCCTGCGCCGACTCGGCGTGAAGCACGGATTCAAGGTGGTGGCCTGACCATGCAGAACAACCTGTTCGTCTCCTACATGCGCACCCTCGTCCCGTACGGCGTGGCACTCGTCCTCACCGGGACCGGCTGGCTGGGTATCCCGGTGGACAGCACCACGGCGGCGGGCGCTGTCTCCCTCGGCCTGGGCGCCGCGTACTACGCCGCATTCCGCGGCCTTGAGGAGCTCGCCGAGCGGATGGCCTGGCAGCCGCTGCAGACCCTCGCCGGCGTCTTCCTCGGCTGGGCCAAGCCACCGCAGTACGTGGCACCCATCACGGCTCCGATCCGGCTGAAGCTGGACCGGACAGCGATGGCCGAGGACGTCGAGGAGGTCGTACGCCGACTCGACGAGGGCCTCAACGGCGACAGGCCGCGATGAAACGCTGGCGCGACAGGCCCCCGCCGCTCCCTTAGCCCCTGAGGGGAGGCACCTTGGACGTCACCACCCTCGGTGGCCTGCTCGTCGGGTCGGCGCGATCGGCGCGGCGGTGGCGTCCTACCTCGGCAAGAGGGGCGAGAACGCGAACGGCCGTCTCAATGCGGAGTTCGACCAGATCCAGGAAGAGCGGGAAGTCCTGCGCGGCGAGCGCGACGGCCTGCGCCTGGCGCTCGCCGAGCGGGACGCACGCGTCACCGAGCTACTCGAGGAGCGGCTCGTCGACCAGGTGGAGCTCGCGCGACTCCGCGTTCGCATAGTCGAGATGGGAGGCGATCCGTGACCCGTACAGAACGGGCACTCGCCGGCCGGTGGCGATGGATCGCCCTGGGCTGCTGGCTGGTCGCCCTCACCGGTGCGATCGTCATGGTCTGGGCGCGCATCGACGGCGAGACCAGCCGCGCCGACGAGCTCGCCGCCGAGGCCGACCGGCGCGGCCAGGCCGTCACCACACTCGCCACGGACGTACGAGAACTCCGGTCGCAGGTACGGGCCGAGGGCGAGACACCGGTGGCTCCGGACCCGTCCGACGCGGTCGACGATCTGCCCGCGCGGGCCGAGGTCCCCGTTCCGATCCCCGGTCCGAGGGGCGCAACCGGACGCCCCGGAGCTGACGGCGAGCCAGGCACCGCGGGCGAGGACGGAGCCCCGGGCACACCGGGCCAGAACGGCGAGCCCGGCGAGGCCGGCACGGATGGGGCGCCCGGTACGGACGGCGCTCCGGGCACGCAGGGCGAGCCCGGAGTCCAGGGGCCCCAGGGCGAGACAGGCCCGCGAGGGGAGCAGGGCCCCCGCGGTGAACAAGGGCCGGCGGGACCGCAGTGCCCCGACGGCTACAGCCTCCAGCCGCCGCCCGGCGACCCCGACGCACTGGTCTGCAGGCGCGACGGCGCGCCCAATCCAGACGATGACCCGTCGTCGCCGCTGGGCCTGGCCCTCGTTCCCACCCGACGTGACTACACATGACGATGCCCCCTCTCACCTTCGGGTGAGAGGGGGCTGTCCGTGCTTCCTGCTCAGTAGTGTGGACGCGTGACTGACACCAAGCGCAACTCTCACGATCACAGGTACGAGCTCCTTGAGGGGGACCAGGAGTATGAGGGCCCGGTGCCCGAGGCCCCGCCCCGGAGCGAGGATCCCCGTGCGATGGCCGAGCGTCGGGCACGCCGTGCCGTGGTGAAGGATTTGATGGACGGCGTCGCCTAGTACCTCGAACCGTGTGAGCCTTCACCCACAGTGGAGGTTCATGCGGTCACGGTGACCGTGTGGCAGGTCCCCCGGTACGGTGCCCACAAGGAATACGGCGTCGGGGACGGTACGAAATGCCTCAGTGGTCCGAGTACTCCAATGGACAGCGCATCAAGCTGCTGCGTGGCAAGGAAATCACCCAGGCGGCGTTGGCCGAGATGACAGGCCTGTCGCTGCCGACGGTCCGGGCCGCCGAGCAGGACAAGACGCTGACGCTCACGACTCTCGTGAAGATCGCCACGGCCCTTGGCACGGACAGCTCGACCATTCTCGGCCAGACCGAGCCGCGCTCCGGCGCTTCGGTCAGCGAGCGCACGATGCTGCGGCGCCTGTCCCATGCCGTCCACGACACCGCCACCGGGGACGTGCCGGACGAGACCGAGCCAGCCCAACTCGCCGAGCTGCACGCCCTCGTCGATCACGCGTGGGACCTGTACGGCGAAAGCGAATACACCGAACTCGGGGCAACCCTGCCCGGCCTGTTGGCCACCGCGTACGCCACCCACGCCACGGCCAACCTCACCGCACGCGAGGGGGCCGCCGGCGCCTTGTCCGACGTCTTCCAGGTGTGCGCCTACATGAGCAACCAACTGCAGGCACGGGACCTCGCGTACGCCGCAGCAGCGCACGCCCGCACCCACGCCAAGAACGCAGGCGAACCGCTGCGCATCGGCCGCGTGGAAGCGTGCCGGTCGTGGATCTTCCGGCGGGACCACCGGGTCGCAGAGTCCCTTGAGCTCGTCGAGCGGGCCGCAGAGGATCTCAGGCCCTCGTACGCGACGGCCTCGGTGGAGCATCTGACGGTGTACGGCAACCTCGTCAATCACTGCGCAGTCGCCGCGAGCAGGATCGAGGGCCAGAAGGCCCGTACAAAGGACTACCTGTCGCAGGCTCACTCTGTGGGTGCACGCCTCGGCGCCGAACACCGGCTGCACGGGGGCGCCTTCGGACCAGCCACAGCGGCCGTGAAAGCGGTCGACATCAACCTGCACATCGGGGACGTGGGCAAGGCCCTGGACCTGATCGCCACGATGCCCAAGCTGTCCGGGCTCAGCGTGGCCGTCCAGAACCGCTACGCGCTGGACACTGCACTCGCACAGGCGCAGGCCGGACAGTGGGACAACTCCCTCGACACCCTCGAAGAGGTCTGCACCAAGGCCCCGCACTGGGCACGGCACCAGAGCGTTCCCGGGCTGATCGTGCAGAGCATCGGCGCCCGGTCCACCGCACGCCTGCGGCACGTCGCCGCGCTGCTCGGCGTGCAGGCCGTACCGAGTCAGTGATACGCCACGTATCACCCCGCAGGACCAGGCACCAAGGCAGTGATACGTGACGTATCACTGGCCGCCCGGCGACTTCGGGAAGTGATACGGCTGCTACCTCCCGTATCACTGTGACCGGCGGTACGCTGCCGGTCATGAGATGCAACCCCACCCCTCGGAGCACTCCGGGGCGAGCTGCAGTCGTCCTCTACACGTGCACCCCCGGGCCATTGCCCGAGCGCATCATGGACGCTCTGCGCCGCCACGCCACCGCCCGCGACTGGGACGTCCATACCGAACTGCATGACGCCACTCCACTCACCCACCGCGCGCTGCGCTCGGGCTGGCAGAAGGTGATCCGGCTCCTCGACGAGGGCGCCGTCGAGGGCATCGTCGCGCCCTACGAGCAGCAGATCAGTGCAGATCCCCAAGGGCGCACACAGCTGCGGACCTGGCTCCTCGCCCGCGGCGTGTTCGCTGTCTACGTCATGCCGCAAGATCACCCGACGAACCTCGCAGCGATTTGTGACGCCGCCGAACACCCCGCCGCTCGGCCGCACCCGGACGTTGTCCGGTGAACGCCGCACAGAAGCCGGTAAGGCCAGGGCCCGCGGTGCTCGTCCCCACCCGCTCCGACCGTGCACTCGCGACGCAGCAGTGGCTGCTGTCGACTCTCGACGAGGAGGGCCGGAGCCGGGCCCAGACGGAGTGGGCAGAGCACCGGATGGCGCTGTTGTCGCTCGGGACTCTGTTCTCTGCCGTCCGTATTCCCGGGCGCCTGGTGCATGTACTTGCTGACCCGACGGAGCCGGCGGACGCAGACGCATTCCTCAGCGACACCCTCGACGGAGGCCCTGTCATCTGTGATCCGAACGCGATCAGGTACTACGCGCTGGTGCCTGCCAGCACGCCGGAGAAATGGCGTGAGGCAGCAGAGGGCTGGCGGTCGCTGGGCGTGGAGGTCCTGGGCCGAGGCACCGTTTTGGGTGTGCCGCGGGTGGACGTTGTCGAGTTCGACCCGTGCACCTACAGCTCGTACTGGTCTGTGTCGATGTCCTCAGCCGCCATGCTCTGCGAACCACGAGACGTTGCCCGGCTGATCGCCGCCGGACGCCACCAGCTTGAAGCGGAGGCGGACGCGTGAATAACGACGAACTCGCCGATGGGCTGACGGCGCTGGGTCTCGAACTCGCCGATGGGCTGACGGCGCTGGGCCTCGCAGTCGAAGCCCTCAAGGAATGGGAATCGCGCTCGTGGGATGTGGTGCAGAAGTCAGCTGAAGCAGTGGGCCCCCTCCTCCGGGAGCAACTCATCGACCGTGGCCTCTGGGACGGTCTGGAACCGCACGATCATGCGGCCGTGCACTGGATCATGGCAGAGGGACACTCCGTCAGCAGCGTGAAGGAGAAGTGGCTGGACGGCCACCGTGAGGGTCTCCGGATTCAGTCGCTGCACGAGGCCGCTGACCACTACGGCGCGCTCTGTGGCGCACGCTGGAAACCGCGCAGTTACGGCCGTGAGGGGCAGATCCGATCCGCCGTCGACTTCGTGAACCGCTTCACCGCGCTGCCTGACGGATGGCGCGAGGAGGCCATGCGGCGAGCCATGGCCGGCCAGGACATCGCTTCGGCAATCGCTGATGCCGCCCGGCTCCGCAACGTGCTCAAGAGCGCGTACGGCATCGACGCACAGAAGAACGACGGTGACCAGTCGTGAGAGGCACCGGATGGGACTGGGCGGACAACAGCGGCTCTGCCCCGCATCTGCAGCGCATCGCCAACGCCACCGCTAGCCGGTCCGCAGAGGCGTACCGCGCCTACGTCACCCACGGGGCCAACTGCGGCGACGGCTGTCCTGGGAAGCGGTGCGCGACCGGTGACGAGCTGTGGCAGGCATACGAGGACGCGAAGGGGCGGTCAACCAGTGGCGCTTAGACGAATGGTCTCGCACGTCCTCAGCATCCTGATGTGCGGCTGCGGCGGGGCAATCCTGCCGATGAATGACGGCTCGGGACGGATGAAATGCAACGGCCCGTGCGGACAGATTTACGGATGAGAGAGGGCCCTCCATAGACGGCCCTCCCCAACCTCCCCTGCCAGGCGGTGGGGCAGGGCCGCGGCGCCCCTGGTCCCGTGACCGGGGGCGCTGCCAGGTCCACACCACTGGCGTTCGAATGGGTGCCCTTAAGAAGGCGCGTCCTTGCTCATGCCTTCCTAAGGCATCTCATTCCGGAGATACTTCCGCCATGACCCCCGATGTGAGCTCGGCCCAGCTGGTTGCCCGCCCGTACGAGCGCCTGTCCGACAAGAAGGGCGGCACCAGTCTGGAGCGGCAGGCAGCCGACAACACCGCCGCGGCCGCCGAGAACGCGTGGCGCCTCGGCGCTGCCTATGTCGATGACGGGCTCAGCGCCTCCCGTTTCGCCACCAAGGTGCGGGGCGACTTCACGCAACTTATCGCGGACCTCAGTGACGGGCCGACCGGCCGGGAATGTTCCTTCGGGGCAGACATCCTCATGCTCTGGGAATCCTCCCGCGGATCTCGCCGAGTAGGTGAGTGGGTCGACCTGATCGAGCTCTGCGAGGAGAAGGGCGTGCGCATCTGGGTCACGACACACGAGCGCCTCTACGACCCGCGCAACGGGCGCGACCGCAAGAGCCTGCTCGACGATGCCGTTGACTCGGAGTACGAGTCCTACAAGACCCACACGCGAGTCGTGGGAACCGCCGCACTGGAGGCTGGCAAAGGCCGACCGCACGGCGCCGCCCCGGATGGCCTCATGCCGGTCTACGACGAGAAGACCGGCGACCTTGTCACATGGATCGAAAATTCCGAACGCTCCGCACCGGTCAAGAAACTGTTCGAACTCCTCGAAGCGGGCCAGACCCTCAACCGGATCGAAGGGATATTCAAGGACGCCGGATACCTGAACCTCTCGGGCAAGCCCTTCAGAAGGGAACACCTCCGAGACCTGGCATTGCGCCACGCGTACGCGGGACTGCGTCACCATAAGGGCGCCGTCTACGACGGTGTGTGGGAAGGCATCGTTCCCGTCACGCGCTTCTGGAATGTGCAGCGCATTCTTTCCGACCCGAGCCGCAGGAAGACGCGCGGCGGCCGCGCCGTCCACGCGCTCACAGCTGGCCTGTGGTGCGCACGCTGCGACAGCGGGCACGGCGTGAATACGCGGAAGGGGCGCAACGTCTACCGCTGCCAGAACGGGTGCGTCATGATCCACAAAGAACCCGTCGATGACCTGATTATCGGCAGCGAGATCGTCGGCCGTGACGGAAAGGTGACGAGGCAGTTGGGCAGCCTCCTCGCTTTCCTGGCGCGCGAAGACATCTACGCGCTCCTCACTGCCTCGCGGGGCGACGACAAGTCCCTTCAGGATCTGCGTGGGCGGCTGGCCCGGGAGCGAGCCGAGATGACGAAAATGGAGAAGGCCGACGCTGACACGCTTGAGGAAGCCCAGGTTCTGGCGAGGTCCATCAAGAAGAAGCGAGCGGTCATCAATGACTTGGAGGAGCAGGAGAGGCAAATTGCACTGCCCCCCGTTCTCCTGAAATTGGTGCGGCCCGGCATAGACGTTTGGGAATCCTGGAACCAAATCCCCATCAGCGCTCAGAGGGAAGTCGTACGAATCGTCCTGAGTCCGCATCTCCTCGGTCGCGTCTACATCCACCCGAGCCCCAGGACAGGCCCTGATCAGCCCATCCTGGAGCGAATCGAGTACCGCCGCACCGACGACGTGTAGCCGTACGGTGGCGCGGCCGGCTACACCGTGAGCAACGGAGGGCGCGGTGCCGCGAGTAGCGGGACCGGACCACTCGGGGTGGGTACGGGACGGCGGTGGAACCACACCTGAATCCACAGCCCGTCACCTGCGAGGCGCAGCAACTGATCGTTCATCGCGTCACGCAGTTGGCCAGTGCAGTAGTCCTCGCTGACGAGCCAGATGCACGTGCCCTTCCAGGCGACGCCGAATACGACTTGGCCGTCAGGAAGGTCGTTCGCCGGTACGGTCTCCCAGCGCGAGACGGCCAGCATGAGCCCCTGGGCCGGCCGCTTCATCCGTCCATCGTTCGTCCATCTCTGTCGCCAGGATCCGTGAACGATCTGATGTCCGCTAAGACTTGTGAACTGGTCACTCAAGAGCCTCCGCGTGTGACGCGGGTCGAGCCGGATCTCGGTCTGCCCCCCAGGCCGATCCCGTATGTCAACAAGCCGGCCATCTGGGATCTCTCCCTGGGCCGCAACTCGGTACCTCACCTTTATTCGTGGCGTGTCTGGCATTCCGCCCCCTGTAGACCGCACTACAGCGGATGCCGTAGCGCGGAACGTATGACTGTCCACCTGCCAGGCGGTTGCGTCATTCATTCACAGGGCGACTACTTCACGCCATACCTTGACTACTGTCTGTTTGGGCGGGCTCCTCAACTGCGGGAATACAAAGGCGAGTTGGGGTTCCGGATTATTTCCGGCCATCCCTAGGTACCGGTCGGTAGGTATTCATGAGCCTGGAAAGCTTCTGGCGCGCCTCGTCACTCACGGGCCCGAGGGCGATCCCCTGGACCTCGCCGTCGTCGGACCAGAGGGTCTCGACTCCCATGTACTGACGCCCGGCCGCCTCCTGTACCTCGGCAGGGTCCAGGTGGAGCACCACCGCGAGCGCGTCCAGTTGCGGATACTCGGGATTCTCGTCCTGGCGCAGCTCCGCCCGCTCCAGCCGGTCTAGCCAGTCAGCCTCGATCACATGGTCACCACTGCCAGGATCGACAGCCGCGGCCGCGACGTCCTGCAGGCTCATTCCTGCATCGAGCCGGCGCGCACGCACCAGGTCGGACAGGTCCTGTCCGTACCCATGCGGGGCCCAGTCGTCCTCCTGGTCGGGGACCGGCCGCTCCTGCTGCGACTCCGTGCGTCCAGGTGGGGCCGTCGCGCGTGGTTCCTGGTCGAGGTCCTGCCGTACGAGTCGCATCACGTCGTCGACTTGGCCAGGGCTCAGTTCCAACTCCCGCGCGGCGGCTGCCACGACGCGCCGCATGAGCCGCTCTTCGGGCGACAGGTGTGGCGAGTCTGCGGGTGCGGCATCCGCTTCCGCCCGGAGGATCTCCCGCAGGATCACCGCCGCCGGCCCGCGGCCTACCCCTTCGAGCCGATCCGGGGTCACGCCGACCACGTGAGCCATGTGCGCAAGCGTCAGGTCAGGTGCCTGCACCTTCTTCGGTGGGTTTTTGCGCTCGTAGCCGTTCTCGATCTGCCGCCATCGGCCGCCGCGCAGCCGGATCGGAGTCAGTTCGGCCGCGGCCTCGGGGCTCAGGCCGCGAGCTTGACGCGCAAGCCGGATGAGCACCGCCTCGCGGGGTGGCTGTAGCTCTTCGGCAGGGCCCACGCCCGCCTCCCATCGCTCAACTTCAAAGAACTTCACTGAACTTTAGCGAATATCGGCGCAGGTCAGGAGTGGTGTTCCTGCAACATCAACTGTAGGTAGCTGGATTAACTGACATCAGTGGATTGCAGTTTCTTTAAGTTCTGCCTAGTCTCGACGCATGAAGTCCTTGCCAAACCAGGACCCCGTGATCGTTCGCCGTAAGCGGATAGAGGCTGGTCTCACTCAGGGCGGTCTCGCTGCCGCGGCTGAGATCTCGCAGGCCTACATGTCGATGCTGGAGAACGGCTCTGCCAGCGCTTCGGCACCCGTGCTGAAGCGCCTCGCGTCGGTCCTCAGCTGCGAGATCGCCGACCTCATGGCGCCACAGCCGACCAGGAGCGCGGTGTGACCCGCGAGGAGCGGTTGGCGCACATCCGTGACGTCGTCGACTCCGCGCCGCTGCCGCCTCCGGAGGACATCGACCGGCTGCGGGCGCTGCTGCAGCTGCACGTGCGGTCCACCGCCGTCGCGCCGACTGAGCGCAAGCGCGCGGCCGCCGCGAAGGCCGCCTGACCAACGAAATCGGGGCCGGCCCCGGCCTCACCCGGAGCACGACCCCTTCGGCACACCTCACCCACTGACGAATGAGGAGACCGTGACCGCATCATCCCAGACCCCGAACGAGGCCCAGACCCCGCCGCCGCTCATCCACCTCCCTGTGGCGCAGGCCGTCGCCATGGTCCGCTCCTACGACGGACTGACCGTCGAGGCCATGGCGCAGGGCGCTGTCGACCAGGCGCAGGCCGAGAGCCGGGCCGAGTCGACGCAGGTCCAGCAGGATCGCGAGGCCCTGGCCTGGTTCCACAGCCGCTGGAAGATTGCCGCCAAATTGTGGGAGGGACGCCCCCTTGAGGACCTGCTGTGCGTGGGTGAGGTCCTGGCCGCCCTGGACGGTCAGATGCCCACCACGCTGCCCTTCACCATGACGTGGGACGGCCAGGTCTCCGACCCCGACGGCGACGGCCCCGGCGAAGCCACCTTCGTGCCTTGCACCACTTCCCGCGGCGGCCGCGCGGTCCTCGCCCTCGACGACGACCAGCGCCTCCAGCTCGGCGAGAAGCTCCTCGCCACCCTCCACACCACGGAGACCTGCCACACCCCCGGCTGTGGCACCTCGGCCGAGGACCTCGACGCCTCCGACCCGAGCGTGGCCGGCTGGATCTGCGTCCAGGTTGCGGGCGTCGACAGTCCGGTGCGCTGGTGGTGCACCGCATGGTGCGCGAACTCGGCGATCACCGCGGCGGGCGCCGAGCTCGCCGCCCTCGACCAGGCGGCCGCCATCGACCCGCACGAGCCGGTGCCTGTCGTCTCCACTCCGGCCGCCGACGCCGAGGAGCCGGTCACGTACCGGCCCACGCCCGACACCGACACGATGGCGCTGCCCGCGATCGCTGAGGCGCTGTCCGGGGCCGCGAAGTGGTTCGCCGACACGGCCCAGGACGCGTCCGGTGACGACGCCGAGGGCGGTGCCCTGTGAGTGAGGAAACCAAAGGCAACGTTCTGGCCGGGATCGATGCCATGGAGGCGGCTGCGTTCCGTACAGGGCTGATGGCCCGCCGCCTGCTGGCGGGGCACCCGGACCTGCCCGTGAAGGAGATCCGCCCAGGGTTCGTGAGCGGTGGCCACGCCGAACTGCAGATCAACACGGACGACTGCGACGGCGTCCGCCTCTGGGCCGAGCGGTTCGGCCTGAGTGTCGAGTCGGACATCAGCAGCTACACGCTCGGCAACGACCACGAGAACGTCTACGAGGCCTGCCGCGCCAAGGGCCAGGTTGACGGAGTCGGCATCGAGCTCCTCGGCACCCGGAGCCTGGACGGTGCCGAGCGCGAGGCGTGGCTCGCCGAGCGGGACAAGGACGCCGCCGCGCCCGCCCCGACTGCCCTGGGCGACGCCGCGTGAGCGCCCTCGGCGGCAGCACGGACCAGGCTCACGGGGCAGGGAAGGACACCCGCGGCGGCACCCAGCCGCTCGCGGGCGGGTCCACCCACTCCGGGACGTCAGGGCCCGTGTTTCCGCACCTCGCGTACGCGGACGCGGTCTACGCCGAGCTCGTCGACGAGGACATGCGGCCTCCGCTGATCGTCGCCGCGGTGTCCAACACCGTGTTCCGGACGCTGACGATGCGGCTGTCCTGGCCGGCCGGACACCCGGGCCTGCGCGAGGGGATGTGGCCCCACGGTCTGCACCTGTGCTGGTCACACCACCTGGGCTGGCGGGCCGAGGCCGACCCGCGCGGCGACCAGGCGCGGTTCCTGTCCATCGACCTGCTCGCCTCCCCGGCCGCGGTCACCGACATGGTCCTGAGCCTGGCCGAGCACGGATTCGACGCCCCGGCGCCCGAGGACGCCATCGGCCGGTGGGAGCACGCCGGACACCTGGACGCAGCGCTCGCCGAGTTCGAGGGACAGGGGGCGTCATGGTGAGCGCCCCTCTGTCGGCTGACGTCCTTGCACAGATCCGTACGGCTGGGCTGACCCTGCCGCGGCCGCCGTACCCGGGCCAGGGATGGACTCCCCTCACCGGCCCTGAACAGCACCTGCTCCGCGAGGGCTACCGGCTGGACCGCGTGCGGCAGTTGCTGCTGGCCGAGATCGGCAGACTGCGCCGCATCTACGCCGACCGGGCGGTGCAGCGGTCATCAGGCGCGGCGGGCCCGCTGGAGCACGCGGAGCTCTGCCCGCTGACCCACGGGGAGCGGACGGCTCTGGCGGCCGCGGCCGCGGGCGAGTCGCCGGCGGACACCTCCCGCCGACTGCTCATCCCGTACGACACGGTCCGCTCGCAGCGCAAGCGGGCCGTAAGCCGACTCGGCGCGCGCACCGTCATCCACGCCGTCGCCATCGCGGTCGCCGCCGGGTGGATCACCGGCGAGCAGATCACCGGGGGTGTGACGCCGTGACCGTACTCGTGCTCATCGGTGGGACCGCCTGCGGGTGGGCCCTGTACCTGGCTGTTGCGTGGCAGCTGGACATCCGCGCCCAGCGCCGCGGCCCGGTCCGGCTGGCCACCATTGCCCCGCGCCCGGTCCGGCTGGCGCCCCTGCTGCCGCCGCTGGACGCGGAAGCGGGCCGCCTGAACCGCTACCGCCGATCGCAGGCACCCAACCCGCGTGAGAGAGGCCCTCAGTGGTGAACGCCCTGATCTGCGTCATGGTCCTGGCCGTCCTCGCCGTGGCCCTCCTCACCGCGACGTCGGTGGACGCCGCCGAGACCGTCCCGGCCGGGTTCGGGCAGCTGCGGCTCATGGAATGCGAGGGCCACTGCGGCGGCCTCACGCGCCACGAGAGCGACGGCGACACCACGGCCACCTGCGCCGCCTGCGGCACTCCCCGCGCATCCGCCACCGACGGGGCCTGACCCCGCCCCATATACCGCCTGGCGGGCGGGACGTGACGTGACAACCGTCCCGCCCGTCGGGCCTGAACCAGAAGGAATTGGCGTACATGCCACGCAATCCGATGCTCGACATCATCACCCGCACCCTGCGCAGCCCGCGCCTTGCGCGGCCCGTCGTCGGGCACGAACTCCGCGGCCCGATGATCCAGTTGACCGGCGACCGCACCGATTGGGTCGCCACGGTCCCGCAGCTCGCCGAGGCCCTCCACACGGCCCTGTATGGGCGGCCGTCGGACACCCCCGACACCCGGTCGCCGCTCGCGCAGGCCGAGGACGCCAAGCGCGCCCGGAGCCTGGGCGGCGAGCTCGATGCCCTCATGAGCGCGGGCGTCGCCCTCACGTCCGCGCCGTGGTACCCGACCCGCGCGGGCGACCTGGTCCACGTCCACTACGAACCGGCCGGGATGCTGCCCGCGTTCGGCGAGACGTACGCGGTCGAGCCGCGCGACGGCTTCCCCAACTCCCTGCAGCTGTGCCTGATCGGCCACACGACCCCCGACGACAGCATGACCGGGTTCTTCGCGCCCGGGCCCATCGAAGAGCCGCTGTACGAGGCGTGGTTCGAGGCCGGGCCGCAGCGGCTGACGATCGTCCGGGACGGACGGGTCGTGCACGACGGCGCCGCCCCGCGGCCGCGGCCGGCCGGTGTCATGCTCAAGGCCCTCGGGGAGACGAACGCCGAGGCCGAGCGCTACCTCGAACTCGGCGACCCCGCCGCGGCGTTGGCCCGGCTCCGGTCGGTCACCTCGCTCCCGCCGTGCGGGGCGCCCGGGGTGATGCCGGAGCAGGCGGACTGCGCCCGCTGGAAGAACCACGGCGGCGCGCACAGTCCCGACGCCGATTACGTCGACCCGCCGCACGAGTGCCCGGCCCTGCCCGAGCAGCTGCACGCCGTGGTCACCATCGGCGCCAAGGTGCAGGGCATCCACTTCGCCGGCCTCTACGAGGAGCGGGAAGCGGCCGTCGACCAGGCGACCGGGTTCGCCTCCTTCAGCGAGGAGCTCATCGAGCGGTACGTGAAGCCCGCACCCGGGCTGCCCGACGAGATGGTGCTCGAACTGCCGGGGGAGAACGCTCACGCCGCGTTCGGCGTGCAGCTGGTGGCGGTCGTGCCGCTGAAGGTGCTGCCGGACCCGCGGGAGTACGAGGCCTGGGCCGAGGAGGGCCGGGCCACGTGCGAGGAGTACGACCCGGACTACGGCAAGGACCTCGACGACGAGGACGACCGGGACGACGACGAGGACGGTGGCGAGTGAGCGCCGTCGACCAGCACGACGAGGCCGAGCTCGGTGTCGATGAGCCGTGCGGCGAGGGCATGTGCCAGTGCTCCTGCGGCGAGGGGTGCGTGTGCCGCTGTGAGTGCCCCGGCGATCCGGACGAGCGGCCGCTGAGCGACTGCGACCACTGTGAGGGCGGCGACCGGTGTGCGTGCGCGATCGGCCAGGGCGCCCGCTACGACGAATGCGCGTGCGGACCGACCGGCGATGAGGTGGCGCAGTGACGCGCGCCGACCGGCTCACCCTGGTGCGCCAGCTGAGCGAGCAAGGCCTGAGCCAGCGCGCCATCGCGAAGCGGCTCAAGGTCTCCAAGGACACGGTGCGCCGCGACCTTGACCGCATTGCGGCCGAGGCCGAGCCGGACGATGCGCCACCGGCTGAGCCGGACGACACGGATGCGCCGCAGGTCAGCGAGGGTGCCCCCGAGGGCGACGCACCGACCGGTGCGCCGCAGAGTGCGCCACTGGCGCCACTGCCCCGGCGCATGACCGGGCCGTTGGCGCTACCGGACGGATTCGACCTGCGCCAGTGGCCCGCGGTGCGCCGTGATCTTGCGACGCTGGCGCAGACCGGCCAGTCCCCGGAGACGCTCGTTCACCACGCGATCACGGCGGTGGCGCACCACTACCGCCAGGCCCTCGCAGCCGGGGACATTGCGCCCGGCGAGTCGTTCACGGTCAGCCACGTGACCCTCCGGCCCCTGCCGGTGGCCCGCCGGTCCGAGCAGGCCGGCTGATGACCGGGCGGCCCGCTTCGGCCACCCCCAGCCGGGGCGGGCCGCCCACCTTGATCGCACCGCGCCGCGGGCGTCGGCAGCCATGCGAGATACCGCAGCTGCCGCACAGCCTCAACTCCCGCCTGTACCCGTGCGGCTGGCGCTGCGACCGGCACAGCCCCTGGGGGCTGCAGAACAAGCCGAAGCCCGGCACGCCCACGCCGCCGCGCGACATCACACCTTCGAGGAGTACCGATGCCTGAAACGAACAGAGTGACTCCGGTCCTCGCCGCCCAGTCCCTGGCCATGCGGCCGCTGTTCAGCCGCAGCACGTGGGAGCGGGCGCTGCTCGCCTCGACGCTGCCAGCGAACGCCAAGGCCGTCGGCCTGGCCCTGGCCCACCTCGCCGGCGACGCCGGTTACATCCCGCCCGGGCGGATCCACGGCACCCGCCCGATGGCGACGCTGGTGAGCCTGCGGCCGCGGCTGGTGAGCATCTCCAAGGGCGTCCTGCAGGGCCAGGGCTTCATCACCCGGCCGCCGGCCGAGGGCTGGACGGGGGAGGTCTCCAGGCCGATCACGCTCACCCTGCCGCCCGAGCGGCAGGAGCCTGCCCATACCGGCGAGCAGCCATGAGCGGCCGTCAGCAGTTAGCGCTGCTGCCCGACGACCCGCCCGCGTACGGCGGCCCGTCCGCGGTGCCCGCGGTCCCCATCCGCACCTCCGGCCAGACCGAGTACTCGGTCGTCTGCACCGGCCCGGGCGGCTGCGGCGAGCACCACCGGCACGTCAGCACCGGCATCAAGACGGCCCCGTGCGGCGCCGAGTACACCGTGCCCTCCGGCGAGGGCGACCACGACACCTCATAGGACCCCTCTCTTGACCTGCACTCGCGTACCGCGCCAGCCCCGTCACTGCTGTGGCGGGGCCAGGAGGCGTGCGCGCGCCCCGCGCCACCTGCACTTCCGGAGGCCCCTGATGATCCGCGGCCGAGATGCGTGAACGATTCGCCGCCCCGTCCACCCAGCCGACCCAGCCCGCACCGAGGAGCCCAGCCGTGCACGACGCCCAGCCGGAGCCGACCACCGGCGGCAGCGTGCCCCACAACTGGGGCAACGCGCTCGCCCGCCGGTGGGCCCCGGACCTGCCCCGCCCGCTCACCGGCGGGTTCCTGACATGCCTGTACGCGCTACGGACCCTCGCGTCCGCCGACGGCTTCCTGCGCTACGCGCGGGACGGCAAGGGCATCGCCCTGGCGGACATTGTCAAGGCCTGCCGGTCCGACGAGCGGGACGTGCGTACGTACCTCACCGCGGCGATCGCCGCCGGCGTCCTGGCCACCGCTGGGGCCCGCCGCCGCGGCGTCGCCGCCGTCTACGTCCTGCTGCTGTCCCCGCGGCCCAACTGGGCGGCCGCAGCCGCCGTCGTCGAGAGCAGCCGCCGCCGCAAGAAGGGCGCCGAGCCCGCCCCGTGGCACGAGGCCAACGACGTGACCGACTACCCGAGTTCGGGGCACCGCGCCCCGATGTCCGAGGAGGCAAGTTCAGGGCACCGCGCCCCGTTCTCGCCTACGCAGAGTTCGGGGCACCGTGCCCCGGTGGAGTTCAGGGCACCGCGCCCTGACGAGTTCGGGGCACCGCGCCCCCACCACCCAGGTATTAACCATGAACTACCCCATGAGAGGGCTGTTGTAGGACCTCAGGCTGAGGTCGCACGCGGGCGTGAAGGCCATGAGATGGCTGACGATCCGTCACCGCCGCTGCGCGCCGTGCCCGATGCGCCCGCCGCCTCCCGCGCTCCTCGGCAGCGCTCGGCTGTGACGGACGGACAGATCCCGCTGCTGATGTCCGTCCCGGCGCCCCACGGCCCCCAGGAGCCTCCCGCAGCCCCCGGCGCGGGTGATCTTTCCATTGGCGCCCCACGGGAGGGCTGGAGAGGCCGTGTGGCCCGCGAGCGTCCCGACGACGCCGCCGCGGTGTACGGCGACCGCTGGACCGGCGATCACGCCCGCTACCTGCCCCACCCCACCGGCACCTGACCAGAACGGAGCACCCCCTGCCATGCCCCACCCGAGCCCGCGCCCCGCCCCGCCCAACGGCCCCGGCCGCTGCCACAGATGCCATGAGCCGGTCGTGTTCACCATCACCAGACCCTGACCAGCTCGCGCGCCTGCGAACGCGTGCGCGGTAACCGCAGGCGCGCGCCCGCACGAGACCACCCCGTTACCCGCCAGTACACATGGCCGGTGCCCACCGCCCGGAGAGGACCATCATGATCAAAGCCGTTGCACGCGGCCCCGGAGGGCAGCCCACCGTCCTGCTCGGCCTGTCCGGCGAGAACGTCACCCGGCTCATGGCCGGCGAACCGATCGCCTTCAGCCTCGCCGAGCTCGGCCTGCCCCCGCTGCGCATTGCGATCCTCGGCGGCCGCACCGAGACCGACATCGCCCAGCAGCTCGAACAGCACTACGGCCCCCTGCCGTTCACCTGCCCCCGCTGCCGCAAGACCTCGCACCACCCCGACGACAAGCGCCACGGTTACTGCGGCGCGTGCCACGACTACACCGGAGCACCCACCCCATGACCGCACAACCGTCCCCCGAGGACCTGCAGAAGACCCTCGACGAGCTGCGCGCCGAGATCCGCGAGGCTCACGGAGTTCTCAAGGACCTCCGCGGCGAGATTAGGACCGCCCGCGAGCTCGTCCCGCTCCTCACCGACGAGTTGTTCGCGGCCGAGGTGAAGAAGCAGGTCGACGCGCTCGGCACCGCCACCGACAAGGCCATGGACGCCGCCGTCGAGGGGGTGTTCGTCAAGTTCGACAAGCTGCACGCGCACCTCTTGGGCGAGGACAAGCAACGCCGCCGCAAGGGCAAACCGTCCGTCCCCGACCTGCTCAAGGCCCGCGCCATCATTGAGGCCGACCGTGAGTAGCTGCACCGTGCCCGGCTGCCCGCTCCCGCTGGAGAGCGCGCACCGCCGGATGTGCCCACGCTGCGCGTACCGGCTGCGGGCGTACCTGCGCGAGCTCGTCGGACAGATGCCGCTCCTGGAGGCCTCGCTGCAGCTGGACCGCAGCCCCACCACGGGCAGCATTCACGGCGGCCGCGCCCACTCACCCATGCCCCTGCGCGGCGACGTCCTGACCCTGCTCGGCCCCGGCTCCAACACCACCCTCAACGACCCCTACGGCAACGCCCGCAGCGACCAGACCGGCCCTCCAACGCTCGATCAGATCCTGCGCGGCTGGGCCGAGGTCACCGCCGAACACATCCGCCTCGCCCCCACACCATGGCGCCGGCCAGGCCAGACCTGGGCGGCGTGGCTCGGCGCCTACCTGCCATGGATCCTCACCGCCCCGTGGGCCGGCGACTTCCACCAGGAGCTCGGCGAGCTCGTCGGCCGCGTACGCGCCATCACCCGCACCGAACCCCGCACACGCAAGCTCGACGCCCCGTGTCCCTCCTGCGAGGCCTTCGGTCTCGTCGAGGAGGACTGGCAGGAGTACATCGAATGCCCGGCCTGCGGACGGCTCCTCACGTCCGACGAGTACACCGCACACGCCCACCGCGTCATGCCCACCCTGTGGCGCACCGCGCTGCTCCTCGCCGCACACAACGCCCAGGAGAACCAGGCCTCATGACCAGCAAGCCACCCGTACCCGCCACCAGCTTCGCTCCCTGGCCCCGCATCCCCGTCGACACCTCCGAGTCGAGCCCCTTCGCCCGCATCCTGAGCCTCGGCAACTTCGCCGCCGACGACTGGACGTTCGGCCCCGGTGGCCCCTTCAAGCAGCCCCAGACGCCCGCCGCCATCGCGCGCGGGCAGCTGCGTGAGGCACTGCTGCACCTCCTCGAACTCGGCCTCATCGACATCGACACCGAGCGCATTGCCGCCGCCCCGGGCATCCCCTGCCAGCGCGAGGAGAAGAACCGCCGGCCGAGCCCCGGAACGTGCCACACTGGCCCCGCTCCGGGCACGTGATCGGCCGCTTCACACGGAGCCACGTCGACCCGCCGCGAACCCGAACGCGGCGGGTCGCGCCGTTCCTGCTGGACAAACCCCAGGTCGTAGCGTCAACATGGCGCCAGCAGAACACGTGTGCCCACTTCACAGAACTCCCACATAGGGGCGACGCCCAGGGGAAGGGAAGTCCGGTCCCGGCCACGGCCGCAGCACCGGCGGGCTCCGCAAGCCTCAAGAGCGGCCCCTGTCGCCCCGCTCACCGAAGACCGCAGCCCCGGACCACCTCACCGGTCCGGGGCTGCGGCACGTCCTGGACCAGAGAGGGGCGCGCATGGCCGATCTCTACAACGGCGTCGAGGCCGCCCAACTGGCCACCAAATGGCGACGGATGATCAGCGAGGGCGCGGCCGCCGTCACCCCGTCCGCCATCTGCAAGTGGCGCGAGCGCGGCCACCTGCCCGTGGCAGGCCTCGACGAGCACGAGCGGCCGCTGTACGCGCACGCAGGCCTCGCCCGCGCCGAACGCGCCACCCGCGACCGCGCCCTACGCCTCGTCGGCATCGGCACCCACTAGACCCCTTCCGCGTTCACGGAGGCCCACGTGTTCCACCACGCCACCCTCGTCGCCGAGGTCCGCGAGATCGAGCCCGAGGACGGCTGGGCCCGCTACGAACGCACCGGCCGCGCCTGCCTCGCCTGCAGCTGCGGCACCGTCACCGGCTTCGTCGACAAGGCCGAAGCGCTCCGCGCCGCCGACGACCACCCGGGATCCGCCTGCGCCTCGGCCCGCCTCGCCGCAGCCGAGCCGCTCAAGGTCGACGTGCGCCTGGTCGGCGTCGGCGACAGCTTCAAGTCGTTCGTGCGGCAGATGCTCCGACGTGACAGGTGACCCGACGCCCCGCCGCCTCAGCACACAGACCAAGATCCTCGCGGGCCTCTCTGTCGTGCTGTGGCTGACCGTCGCCGCTTCGGCCCTCGATCTGGCCCTCACGGCCAACCCCACCGCGCCCAAGGGCATCATCGGTGTCGGCCTCCAGGCCTTCATCGCCAGCGCATTCGCCATCGCCTTCTACCGGCAGGACCGGGAGTCGTAGGAGCTCGCCATGGCACGCCGAGGCCTCCAGGTCTGTCCCACCCCCGGATGCCCGACGCTCACCCCACAGGGGCGCTGCACGGCATGCCAGGCCAAAGCCCAACGCGCACGTCCCACAGCCGCATCCCGGGGCTACGACGCGCGATGGGCACGCACACGCGCTGAGTACCTGCGTGCGCATCCCTATTGCGAGTGCGAGGCGTGCGAGGAGCTCCCTGTACTGCTGCGTCCCAGGGCTGTTGAGGTCAACCACATCGACGGCCTCGGTCCCTTCGGTCCACGTGGTCATGACTGGGCGAACCTGCAGGCCATGACCAAGGCACATCACAGCAAGCACACTGCACGTGAGCAGCCTGGTGGTTGGAACGATCGCGAGACGTAGCTCTCTGAACTGGGAGAACTTCGAATTGATCTCAGGATTTGATCATTTGAAATTGATCAGAAAGTTTCAAGATCTTTTGAGATCACTTTGAGTGATCCGGGGGTGGGGGGTGGCCCCCTCCAGGTAGGGGCGCCGGAACGCCGGGGAGGGCTCCGGGGGGTCCGTCAGGTTCAAAGGGTCAAGATCGTCACGCAAGGTGACGGTCACCTGATGCTGCGCAAGGCAGCTCGGAGGAGTGATCACCATGCCCCGTGGAGGAGCCCGAGTTGTTTCCGGACCGGCCCCGGATCCGAACGCGCTGCGCCGCAATCGGCCCTCGGACAAGGCCGGCTGGACGCTGCTGCCCTACGAGGGGCGCCCGGGCCTGGCGCCCGAGTGGCCGCTGACCGAGGCCACCGAGCGTGAGTGGCATCTGTGGGGCGATCTGTGGGAGCGGCCCCAGGCCGTGATGTGGGAGGAGCTCAGCCAGGAGTTCGAGGTGGCGCTGTTCGTGCGCTGCCTGGCCGAGGCCGAGCAGCCGGACGCCAAGGTCGACGTGCGCAAGCTCGCTCGGCAGTACCTCGACAGTCTCGGCCTGTCCGTGCAGGGCATGCTCCGCAACCGGTGGAAGATCAGCCCCGGCGAGCCCGGCACCGTCCAGGTTCCCGAGGAGAGTGAGCCGTCGACGCCGGCACCGCGGCGCCCCTCCGCGCGCGACCGCATGAAGGTTGTGCCGTTCCGTGGCCCGGGGGCGTGAGCCGGAGGCCGAGTTCGTCGTCGACTTCCCCACGCTGTGGGTCGTTGCGGATTGGATCGAACGGCACTGCCCCATCCCCGACGGCTTCCGCGCGGGCAAGGACCTGGTCCTGTACCCGTGGCAGCTGTGGTGCACGGCCAACCACTACCGGATCCGCCCCGAGGCCAAACCGGGCCAGCTCGCGCCGGCATTCCACAACCGCCGCTCTCAGATCGTCGCGCCGCAGAAGACCGGCAAGGGCCCCTGGTCCGCCGCGATCGTCCTCGCCGAGGGCTGCGGGCCGGTCGTGTTCGCGGGGTGGGCCAAGGGTGGCGAGCGGTTCATCTGCGCGGATTACGGCTGTGGCTGCGGCTGGTGGTACGAGTACCAGCCGTACGAGCCGATGGGTGTGCCGTGGGCGACTCCGCTGATTCAGCTGACGGCCACGTCCGAGGACCAGGTCGCGAACGTCTACCGGCCGCTGCAGAACATGGTCAAGCTCGGCCCGCTCAAGGACCGCATGCGGGTCGGCGAGGAGTTCGCCCGCATCGGTGACGAGGGCCTCATCGACGTCGTCACCTCGTCGGCGATGAGCCGACTCGGCAACCCGATCATCTTCGCCATGCAGGACGAGACCGGCCTCTACACCGCGGCGAACAAACTGCGGAAGGTCGCCGAGACCCAACGCCGCGGCGTCGCCGGCATGGGCGGCCGCTCGATGGAGACCACGAACGCGTGGGACCCCTCGGAGGACTCCGTGGCACAGACGACGTCCGAGGCCAAAGCGCGCGACGTCTTCAAGTACCACCCGCAGGCCCCCAAGTCGCTGTCGTTCAGGGACAAGCGGCAGCGCCGGAAGATCTACCGGCACGTGTACGCGGGCAGTGCGCACGTCGACCTCGACGCCATCGAGGCCGAGTCCGCCGAGATCATGGAGAAGGACCCCGCGCAGGCAGAGCGGTTCTTCGGCAACCGGTGCGTCGCGGGCACCGCCTCGTGGCTGGACGGCACGAAGTGGGCAGCCAAGGCCAAGCGGCGCCGCGTGCGCCCGATGACCCGCATCGTGCTCGGGTTCGACGGCTCCGACATGGACGACTGGACGGCGATCCGCGCCGAGACCATGACGGGCTACCAGTTCACCCCGCTGTACGGGGCGAACGACAAGCCGACCATCTGGAACCCCGCCGACTACGGCGGCCAGGTCCCGCGCGCCGAGGTGCGCGCGGCGATGGACCAGCTGATGAAGCGGTACGACGTGGTGCGGCTGTACGCGGACCCGCCGTACTGGGACACCGAGGTCGACGACTGGATTGATGCGTACGGCGAGGAGCGGGTGATCCGCTGGTACACGCGCCGCATGGTGCAGATGCACGCGGCCGCGGAGCGGCTGAAGACCGACGTTGTGAAGCGGAACACCGCCGACGGGCAGCGGGCGAGTGCGTTCACGCACGACGGCTGCGAGGACACGCAGTCGCACATCGAGAACACCCGCCAGGCCGACCGGCCCAGCGGGTTGTACGTGCTCCGCAAGGCCAGCCCGCCGCAGAAGATCGACGTTGCTGTCGCGTCGATCCTCGCGCACGAGGCCCTGGGCGACGTGATCGCGGCGGGCCTGGCAGAGCAGGAAGTGTCCTACTACTACGGCGGGTGAGAGGGGGCGTATGGCCACCCTGGGCGAGGCCCTCGAACTGGTCGCTCTGCTGGAGTCGGAACTGATCCGCCGGCGCGGCGACATCGACCGGCACGACGACTATTACCGCGGCAAGCATCCGCTGCGGTTCGCGAGCCAGGAGTTCGCCAAGTTCCACGGCGAGCGCTACCGCGATTTCTCCGACAACTGGGTGCAGGTCGTCGGCGACAGCCCCATCGAGCGCATGGCCGTGACCGGCTTCCAGGCCTACGGCGAGCACAAGGCGGACACAGAGCTGTGGAAGGTGTGGCAGGTCAACGGCCTGGACGCCGACAGCCAGTTGGGGTTCCTCGGCTCCGTGCTGTCCGCCCGCAGCTTCGTCCTCGTGTGGGGCAACCCCGACGACGAGGACCTGCCCGTCGTCACCTTCGAGGACGCCTCACAGTGCATCGTGGCCTACGAGCCCGGCTCCCGCCGCCACCGGCGGGCCGCCCTCAAACGCTGGCAGGACGGAAACAGCGACTTCGCCACCTTGTACCTGAAGCACGAGGTGTGGAAGTTCGAGCGTCCGCTGTCGCAGCAGGACAAGAGCCCGCAGATGGCGGACGTCGACGAGGCGATGAAGCTGTGGGTGCCTCAGGGCGAGCGGCGCCGGCGCCAGACCTGGGAACCCCGGGAGATGGACAGCGAGCCGAACCCGCAGCCGAACCCGATGAACATCGTCCCGATGGTGGAACTGCCCAACAAGCCCATGCTGATCTCCGAGCCGATCAGCGACGTGACCGGCGTCGTTGCCATGCAGGACGCCATCAACCTGATCTGGGCGCAGTTGTTCACCGCCTCCGACGCCGCTTCCTTCCCGCAGCGCGTGATCACGGGCGCGGAGCGGCCGATGATCCCCAAGCTGAACGCCGCAGGGGAGATCGTCGGGAAGCAGCCCGTCGACCTGGACAAGTTCCAGGTGGACCGGGTCGCGTGGATCACCGGCAAGGACGCGAAGATCTCGGAGTGGTCGGCGGCCAATCTGACCATGTACACCGACGTGATGGAGGTGGCCGTCGGGCACCTCGCCGCGCAGACGCGCACCCCGCAGCACTACCTGATCGGGAAGATGGCCAACCTGGCCGAGGGCGCGCTGCTGGCCGCCGAGACCGGTCTGGTCAAGCGGGTCGACGAGAAGAAGCTGTGGAGCGGGCAGGGCCTGCGGGAGGTTGCGCGGCTGATCGCGCTGGCCCGCGACGAGACGGCCAAGGCCGAGGCGATGCGCGCGGGCTCGGTGCTGTGGGCCGACTCCGAATCCCGCTCGAACGCCCAGCTCGCCGACTCGCTGGTGAAGCTGAAGGACATCGGCTTCCCCTTCGAATGGCTGGCCTTGCGCTACGGGTTGACTCCCACCGAGGTCGCCGACGTCGTGGCGATGCGGGAGAAGGAAGCGGAGATGGACCCGCTCGGCGCGGCCGCCCAGATGCTCGCCCAGCGCCCCGGCACGGGCATCGAGCCCGAGGACGTCGACGACGTCGAGCCCGAGGTGGAGGAGGTGCCGGTGTGACGGTCCCCGCCGAAGCGCAGCAGCACCAGGCCGAGCGGGCCGTGCAGGCCGCCACCACGGCGGCCGCCGTACGGGCCGTGTGGGGCGCCTCCGTCGACCCCCAGGACCTGGAGGGCTCATGGCTCGCCGGCGCGGTGCTGGCCGCCGAGATGATCCGTGCCGGACAGACGGCGGCCGCCTCGACGGCGGACACCTGGCTCACTCAGGAGGCCGGCCCCGGCGAGGGCGCCGTGGACCCCGCGGCCGCCGCGGCCGCCGCGGGCGATCTGACCGGGCCGCTGCTGTATCCGCTGCTGATCGCCCTCAACCGGCTGCGCCGCGGGTTCTCCATGGCGCTCTCCATCCTGTCGGGGGCCGCGTTCCTGGAGATGGTGACCCGCTCCCTGGTCGCCGATGCCGGGCGCATCGCCGACATGGCCGGGATGATCGCCCGCCCGCGCGTCGTCTCGTACGTGCGCGTCGTGCACCTGCCCGCGTGCGCGAGATGCGTGATCCTCGCGGGCCGCGAGTACACGCTGTCCGACGGGTTCCTGCGCCATCCGCAATGTGACTGCACCCTCGCTCCGCGCCGCCCTGGCGACACCTGGGCGCTCGCCTCCCCCGAGTCCCTGTACCGGGAGATGACGGGCGCGCAGCAGCGCCGCGCGTTCGGGCAGGCCGCGCAGAAGGCCATCGCCGAGGGCGCCGACCTCGGCCAGATCGTCAACGCGCGGCGCGGCATGACGACCGCCACCCGCTACCGGCGCACCGTGCAGGCCACCACCGAGGGCACCACCCGCCGCGGCATCTACGGCCGGCGCCGCGCGAAGTTCGAAAAGGCCGTCGGTGTCCGCTTCGGCGAGGAGACCAGGGGCCGTGCCCGGGCCACCGCCGTACGCCTGATGCCCGAGGAGATCTACCGCCTGGCCGACGGCGACCGCGAGCACGCGATCCGGCTGCTGAAGAAGAACGGTTACATCGTCTGAGGGGGGCCGCGATGGCCGACGATCCGGACGGCATCGCCCCCGATCTCGGGACCGGGACGGTCGCGTACTGGAAGGCCCGGGCCCGGCAGTGGGAGAAGCGCTGTCACCGGGCCGAACGGGAGAAGACCGAACTCATCGCCGAGCTGCAGGAGCTCAAGGGCCACGCTGCGGCGCGGCGGGCGGCAGTCCTGAGCGGCGACCTCTACCCCGGGACCGGCCAGCCGCCGAGGGCCCGCTGAACCGACAAGTCTCCTGCCCCGCAACGGGGCGGGCCGATCCCGCAACGGGAGTACGCATGAACCGCAGCACCCTGCCCCGCCGTGCCCGCCTCGGCGTCCCGGGCTGGTCCCACCCCTACGGCACGGGCCCCTGGTCGCCGGTCTTCTACGCGGGCGCGGACGACGACAAGGACGACGACCAGGACGACGACGGCGGCAACGCCGACGACCAGGACGACGACGCGGACAGCGACGCCGACGCCGATAAGGGCGCGGACGACGCCGACGCCGATGCCGACGACAAGGACGGCGACGCGGACCCGGACGGCGCCGACAAGCTCGGCGAACCCGGCAAGCGTGCCCTTGCCTCCATGAAGGGCAAGTGGCGCAGCGAGCGCGACAAGCGCCGCGACCTGGAAAAGAAGCTCGAACAGCAGACCTCTGGCGGCACAGACGATGCGGTGTCCAAGGCGACCGCGGCCGCAACGGCCGCAGCCAACGCCCGCATCCTCAAGGCCGAGGTCCGCGCCGCGGCCAAGGGCCGTCTGGCAGACCCCAAGGACGCACTGACCTTCCTCGACCTCTCGGCATTCGAGGTGGACGCGGACGGAGCAGTCGACGAGGACGAGATCGCCGAGGCGATCGAGGACCTGGTCAAGAACAAGCCCTACCTGGCAGCCGCAAAGGCCACGAGGTTCCAGGGCACAGGCGACGGCGGAGCAGCGCGCAAGGCGTCCCGGCCCAAGCAGCTCAAGGAGAGCGACCTCAAGAACATGAGCGCCGAAGCGATCGTCAAGGCCCAGGAAGACGGGCGCCTCGACGACCTGCTCGGCGCCGGATAACCAAGGAGGGCCACTGTGGCCATCACCCGTTTCCGGCCGGAAATCTGGTCGGCACGCCTGCTCGTCGGCTGGCGCAAGGCACTCGTCTACGCCGGCCCCACCGTCGTCAACCGCGACTACGAGGGCGACATCGAGGACGCCGGCGACACCGTCCGCATCACCTCAATCTCGGACCCGACGATCGGCACCTACGTACCGAACGTCACCGAGATCAGCCCCGAGGAACTGACCGACGCTCAGCGCAACCTCGTCGTCGACCAGTCGAAGTATTGGGCCTTCAAGGTCGATGACGTCGACAAGCGGCAGGCCAAGGGCAACGTCATGCCCGAGGCCATGAGCCGGGCCGCCTACCGGCTGGCCGACCAGACCGACCAGTATGTCGCGTCGTTCTACACCGGCGCCGTGACCGCGAACGTGATCGGTTCCACCGGCGCGCCGATCAACGTCTACACCACGCCGACCGACTTCTACGCCAAGGTCCTCGTCCCTCTGCGCACCCGCCTGACGCGCGCGGACGTGCCCAAGGCAGGCCGGTACTGCATCGTCCCGCCGGAGGGATACGCCTCCCTGCTGCTGGATGACCGCTTCACGGACTACTCCAAGTCCGGACAGACCGAGGCCCTGCGCAACGGGGCCGTCGGACGGGCGGCAGGCTTCGAGATCTTCGAGTCGAACAACGCTCCCGAGCCGACCGCCGGAGTGCACGTTGTGCAGGCCGGTGTGCAGGCCGCGATCAGCTTCGCGGAGCAGATCAACAAGACCGAGGCGTTCCGTCCGGAGAAGGGCTTCGGGGACGCCGTGAAGGGCCTGGCCCTGTACGGCGCGAAGCTCGTGCGGCCGAGCGGTATCGCCGTGGCCTACATCGACGCCATCGCCTGATCGGAGAACTGAACCCATGGCACGCACCGCTGTTGCGTACAGCAACCTCCTGCCCAACGCCGATATCGCCGATCCTGCAGGGACAGCGACCAACGCCGGCGTCGGCAACGGGCACGTCATCCCGACGGCCGGCCCCAACGGCAAGGCCGTCCCGGAGCTCACCGTCCTGCGGATCGTCGCCGGAGCCACCGGCGGCAACGTCACCGTCCTGGCGGGCGACGACCCGCCCGCGATCGCCGCGGGGCAGGGCAACCTCGTCGTCGCCGTGGCCAACAGCGCCACCCGTTGGATCGGCCCGTTCGAAAGCGGGCGGTTCCTGCAGAACGACGGCACGATCCTCGTCGACATCGCCACCGGCTTCGTCGCGGGCACGATCACTGCCTTCCGAGTCCCGAGGAACACCTGACATGGCCGAGACCATTCACGTCCGCGGCGAAGGCGGACAGATCATCGAGATGGGCCTGCCACTGCCCGAGCCGATCGCCGACCGGCTCACCAAGGGCCTGCTGCGCCAGGTCAACGCCGACGGCTCGCCCCACAGCGGCGCCGCTGTGGAGTGGACCGACCCGGCTGGCCAGGAGCGGGGCAGCGCGCTCACCGAGGGCCGCACGCCGCGCCCGGACAAGACCGCCCGCAAGGCCGAGTGGGTGGGCTGGGCGGTCGGCGTCCACGGCCTCGACCCGGAGAAGGCCGACGGCATGACCAAGGGCGACCTGATGGAGCTGCCCGAGCACCCGGCACCTGCCACAGCCGGCGGCCAGGGGCGCCCGGGCCGGCCGTCGGAGGACGCCGACAAGTCGGAGTGGATCTCCTACGCCGTCTCGCAGGGCCTGGTGTCCGCCGAGGACGCGGCGAACTACACCAAGGACGACCTGATCGAGATGACCGAGTGAGAGGACGGCCACCGTGGCACTACCACCCCTGGCGACGGTGGCCGACCTGGAGGCCCGCGGCCTGACCGTCGACCCGACAGAGACGGTCATCGTCGGCACGTTCCTCGCGGAGGCCTCGGCCGCCGTCCGCGAGGCGGCCGGCGTGCCGATCAGCGAGACCACCTCGACCGTCGACCTGGAAGGGCCGGACGATTCACAGTGGCTGACCCTGCCCGGGCCGCCCATTCAGTCCGTGGCCACCGTCGAACTCGACGGCCAGGCCGTCACCGACTGGCGGCTGCGCTCGCACCGGCTGTGGCGCGAGTACGGCTGGACGTCCGGCTACGGGCCGTCCGAAGTGTCCGTCACCCAGACACACGGCCTGCCAGACGTCCCCGACGACCTCGTGGGCCTGGTCTGCCGGATCGCGGCCGCCGTCCTCGTCAACTACCGGGCGCAGCCCGACGGCGAGGGCCTGGCCGCCAAGGACATCCGCTCCGAGCGCATCGGGGACTACGCCGTCCAGTACGGCGACGGCGGCCGCATCACCGAGATCGAGCTGCCCGAGTACCTCCGCGAGCAGCTCGCCGCACGCTTCGGCGGCGGCGTCACGTTGCTGAGGTTGCGGTGAGGCCGGTCGGGCGACTCCTCAACCGCAAGGTCGAGGTGTGGCGCAAGGTCGGCGTCGACGACGGAGGCGGCGGCCAGCAGACCACGTGGCTGCACCAGTCCACCCCGCGCGCCCGCAAGTCGCAGCCCACCGCCCGCGAGCGCACGGCGGCCGACCAGGCCGGCGCCGAACTCAACGAGACCTGGTACTTCCTGCCCACCGCCGACGTGCAGCGCGGCGACGAGCTGCGCCCCATCGGGCGCGTGCTCAAGGTCATCGCCGTGTTCGAGCCGTCCGAGGACGACGTCTACCGGCGGGCGGACTGCACCCTCGTGCAACCCCTCAACGGCACCAGCTAGGAGACACATCATGGCCATCCTGTCCGCGCAGAGTCTGCCCTTCGGCGGCCTGCAGCCCGCCTTCGCCGCTGCTGCCGGAGGCGGCGACCAGGCCCCCGTGGGCGAGAAGCTGGTACTCATCGTCCGCAACGGGGACGCCAGCGCCAAGACCGTCACAGTCGCCACCCCGGGCACGGTCGGAGACCTCGCCGTCGCCGACGCCTCGCAAGTCATCCCCGCCGCCGGCGTCGCCGCGATCCCGCTGAAGGCGTCCGTCTACCGCGACCCCGCGACCGGCCGCGCGGCGATCACCTACAGCGCCGTCACATCGGTGACGGTGGCCGTCCTGCAGCTGCCCTGAGCCCATGGCCAGGCGCAGCAGGCTGGAGGGCCTGCAGGGCGCGTTGCGGGCGGTCGCCCGGGTGCCCGAGGCGATGAAGGAGGCCCGCTCCGAGACGCTGCACGAGTGGGCCGAGAACGTCCAGGACAGCGCCGAGGACAAGGTCGCGCGGGACACCGGCAACCTGTGGGAGGCCCTGGACCACCGCGTCAACGACGCCCAGGGCTGGGCGCGCGTGGGCGTGTGGGAGAAAGACCAGCTCGAATACGCCCTGTACGTCGAGAAGGGCACCAGCAGCATGCCGGATCAGCCCTACCTCGTCCCCGCGTTCAACCAGCACCGCGCCCAGGTCATCCGCACCTACCGGGCAGCGTTCCGACGGCACATGGGAGGGGGGTGACCCATGGCCCACGCCATCAGCGCCCCGGTCTACCTGCGGATCGGCGGCGGCGCCGAGCTCCAGATCGGCGACATCCAAGTGCCCGTCGACGGGAACGGCAGCATCCGGATGCGCCGCGCCGAGCTCGCCGCGGCACTGCGCTCCGCAGCCGACAACCTCGACACCCCGCCGCCCTCCGACGTCGCAGGAGGCGGCCAATGACCACTGCCCTGTGGCCGCTGCAGTTCGCTGTCGTCTCCAAGCTCCGCGCACGCAGCACGCTGATGGAACTGATCAGCGGCGTGTTCGACGAGGTGCCCGAGGACAAGGCCCATCCGTACGTCACGGCCGGCTCGATCACCGAAACCGTCGCCGACGCCCACAACCAGCGCGGCCTGGACGCCTCGGTGGTCCTGCACATCTGGTCCAAGTACCCCGGCTACAAGGAGGCCGCCGAGATCCTCGCCGAGCTCGATGCGGCCCTGGACCGCCAGGCGCTCGCTGTGGCCGGGTTCAAGGACGTGTCCATCGCCCACGAGCAGCACACCGAGCTGCGCGATCCGGACCCCGAGATCCGGCACATCAACGTGTCGTACCGGGTCTGGCTCACCAAGATCTGACAAGGAGCAAGGCCCATGGCTGGTCTGGATGCGTTCGGCACGCAGCTGCAGCGCGGCGACGGAGCCCCCGGTGAGACGTTCTCGCCGATCGCGAACGTCACCGACATCACCCCGCCCGGTATCGAGCGGGAGACCTACGACGTCACCGCCCACGACAGCCTGGAGGGCTGGCGGGAGTTCATCGGCGGCCTCAAGGACGGAGGCGAGGTCGAGATCGAGGTCAACTACGACCCGCGCGAACATGACGGCCTGGTCGCCGACTTCGCCGACGCGCTGCCCCGCAACTACAAGGTTGTGTGGCCGGGCGCGCTCGGCAACTGGGCGTTCGGCGCGATCCTGACGAACTTCGAGCCCGAGGCGCCGCACGACGACAAGCTCGCCGCGAGCCTCACGTTCAAGGTGTCCGGCAAGCCCGTCCTGACCACCGGCGCCTGAGCATGGATCCCGAGGTCGTCTACGACCCGGACACGGACCGGGAGTTCCTCGGCACCGCCCGCCACGAGGAGCTCAAGGAGTGGCTGCGGGCGAACGGCATCGTCACCGCGGACGTGCCCGTGGACGAAGAGATCACCATCGAGCTGCTGACATTCGGCGGCGACCGGGCGATCCACCACACCGCCTATCTGCGCAACGCAGACGGCAAGAAGTACCTGGACGAGGCCACGGGGGACGCCGCCCAGGAGGCACGCATCGTGCCGCTCACGACCGACCCGCCGCCGCACTGGCGCACCCGCAAGGAGAACGACTGATGACGACGTACCTGTCCGCTGAACAGATCCTCGACGCCGACGACCTCGCCTATGAGGACGTGCCCGTGCCCGAGTGGGGCGGCACCGTGCGCGTGCGGGAGCTGCCCGGCACCGAACGCGACAAGTTCGAGGCGCAGTTCGTCGGCAAGGACGGCGCCTCGGTACGGATGGAGGGACTGGAAGGCTTCCGGGCCCGGCTCGCCGCCGCGGCGATCGTCGACAAGGACGGAAAGCAGATGTTCCGCTCCGTCGCCGAGACCAAGCGGCTGGGGGAGAAGTCCGCGGCCGCGCTGCAGCGGGTGTGCGACGTGGCGACCAGCCTGTCCAAGCTGAGCGACGACGACGTCAAGGAGCTCGCGGGAAACTGAGAGCGCGGCCGGAGCGGCGGTTCTACTTCCGTCTGGCCGCGCACCTCGGCATGACCGTGCGCCACCTGCTGGCCGTGACCAGCTCGGCCGAGCTCGCCGAGTGGCGGGCCTACGAGCAGCTCTCCGGGCCGCTTGGCGGGGCGCGCGGGGACGTGAACGCCGCGATGATCTCGGCGGCGATCGTCGCGGTCAACCGCGACAAGGGCAAGCGCGCGCCCACCCTCGCCGATTTCATGCCCCGCTGGGACCGCACCCGCGTACGCAAGACGCCTGAAGAGCTCTTCAAGGCCGCCCTGGCGGCGAACACCGCCCTGAACGGGCAGGTGATGACCAACAACTGAACAGCATCGAGGGGGTGATGGCCCATGGCCACGCTCGCCTCGATGACCGTGCAGCTGGGCATCGACACCGACCAGCTGCGCGCCGGAGCGGAGAAGGCCAAAGGGGTCCTCAAGGGCCTGGGCAAGATGGTCGCCGGGCTCGGCATCGGGGTGCCCGTCGCCGCGGCGGTCGCCGCCGGCGTGGGCGGCCTGGCGGCCGCGTTCGTGTCCGCCGGTATCGCCGCCAAGGCGTTCCAGCTGGCCGTGGGCCCGCAGATGCAGGCCGTTGCCGAGGTCGCAACACTCGCCGAGGAGGCAGAGAAGGCCGCGGCCGCCGGAGCCGAGGACGCGGCCGAGAAACAGAAGGCGTACAACGACGCCCTCGCGCAGCTGCCCCCGGCCACGCGCGCGACGGCCAAGGAGTTCATCGGCCTCAAGAAGGACTACAGCGCCTGGTCCGACTCGCTGTCGTCGACGACGATGCCCGTTTTCACCAAGGGCCTGCAGATCATGCGGCGCCTGCTGCCCGCGCTCACCCCGTTCGCCAAGGCCGGCGCGCAGGCCTTCGGCGAGTTCATCGACGAGATCGACCGCGCCACGCAGGGCAAGGGCTTGCAGGCGTTCGCCGAGTCCATGGCCAAGGTGGCCGGGCAGAACCTCAAGAGCTTTCTGTTCGGACTGAAGAACATCGCGGTCGGGATCGGCGGCGTCATCAAGGCGTTCCTGCCCCTGTCGGACGAGATGAGCGGCGGGTTCGAGTCGGGCACCGCCGCCTTCGCCAAATGGGGACAGAGCCTGTCCGGCTCCCAGGGGTTCGCCCAGTTCCTCGCGCTCGCCAAGCAGGGCGCCACGACCATCGGCGCGCTCGTCTCGGCCGCGCTGAAGCTCGCGGTCGCGCTGTCCCCGCTGATCGGCATCACCGCGGCGATCGCCCTGCAGCTCGCCAACTTCATCAACTCCCTGCCGCCCGGCGTCGTGCAGGGCCTGGCTTTCGCGATCCTCGGCGCGGTCGTCGCCCTGAAGGCCTTCAAGGCAGCCTCGGCCGCCGTCGATTCGGCCTCGGCCCTGATGAACTCCCGCCTCGGCCAGATGGCCGGACGGTGGGTGCGCACGGCGGCGACCGCCGTGGCCGCACAGGCGCGTATCGCCGCTTCGGCGGCGCTGAATGCGGCGCGTACCGCCGCGGTATGGGCGCTGTCCGCGGCACGGATGGCCGCGACGTGGCTGGTACAGATCATCCGCACCGCGCTGGTGACCGCTGCGCAGTTCGCGATGATGGCCGCGCGGGCGATCGCGTGGGCGGTCGTGATGGCCGCACAGTGGCTGGTCGCGTTCTGGCCGATCGCTCTGATCATCGCCGCGGTGGCGGGCCTGGTCGCACTGGTCATCATCTACTGGGACGAGATCAAGGCGGCCACCGTCGCCGCGTGGAACTACGCCGTCGGAGTCGTCCGCGGCGCGGTCACGGGGATCATCGCCGGCGTCATGCTGCTGGCCAGAATTCCCGGGCTGGTGCTGGGGTTCTTCACCCGCATGAAGGACGCCGCGGTGCGTCAGGCGACGTCGCTGGTGTCCTGGATGCGCGGCCTGCCCGGGCGCCTGGGCAGCGCGCTCGGGAACATGGGCACCCTCCTGGTGTCCAAGGGCAAGGACGTCGTCAGAGGCCTGTGGAACGGGATCAAGAGCATGGGCAGCTGGCTCAAGTCCCAGCTGATCGGGTTCGCGAAAACCATGATCCCGGGACCGTTCATCAAGGCCCTCGGGATCGGCAGCCCTTCCAAGGTCATGGGCAAGGAAGTCGGCCGCTGGGTGCCGCCCGGCGTCGTCGAGGGCGCCGAGGGCGCAGCCCCAGCCATGGACAAGGCGCTCCGCGGCCTGGTCGACGTGCCCGGCCTGACCACCGCCCGCCGCGGCAGCGGCACCTCGGCCGCCTCGGCCACGCGCGTGCTCATCGAGGTCGCCGGGCCCGAGGCCGTCAAGCGGCTGATCCGAACCATCGTCGCCAACGACGGCGGCGGCGACGTCCAGAAGGCCTTCGGCCAGTAAGGAGGCCCCCGTGGCGTTCCCGAACACTCCGCTGGACATCCGTACCGAGCTGCTGCTGTCCGGCGTGTGGACCGACATCAGCGCGGATGTGTACGTACGCGACCCGAAGGAGATCGACCAGGGGCGCAGGGACATGGGCGCCCGCACCGACCCCGGCAAGCTGACCCTGACCTTCAACAACAGGGACGGCAGGTACAGCCCGCGCAACCCCATGTCACCGCTGTACGAGCTCATCGGCCGCAACACCCCGGTCCGCGTATCGGTGCCCGGCACGGTCCACTACCTGGAGCTGTCCGGCCACACCGACACCTACGTTTCCACCCCCGACGCCGCGGCGCTGGATATCACCGGCGACCTGGACCTGCGCGTCGAGCTCGAAACGAACTGGTACGGGCCCACGAATCAGATGCTGCTCGGCAAGTGGGACGTCACCACGAACCAGCGGTCCTACATGCTGCGCCTGCAGAACGGCATCCTGTACCTGCACTACACCACCGACGGCACGGCCGCCGGCGGGTTCTTCCACGGCCGCTACCTGCCCGCGCTGCCCAAGCGCGCGGCCCTGCGCGCCACCCTTGACATCAACAACGGGACCGGAGGACGCACCGCCCGCTTCTACTGGGCCGAGTCCATCGACGCCGACGAGTGGACGCAGATCCGCACCGACTCCACCCTGACCGGCATCGTGGCCCTGCACTCGGGAACGGCGCCGCTGTCCATCGCCCCGACCGACCTGACACAGGCCACACCTCGCGTTCCGGTCGAAGGCAAGGTCTACGCCGCTCAGGTCCGCAACGGCATCGGCGGCACCGTCGTGGCGGCCCCGGATTTCGAGGCCGAGCCGGTCGGCGCGGCCGCCTTCACCGATGCCGTCGGCCGCCTGTGGTCCTACAGCGGGACGGCGGCCGTCAGCGACCGGGCACACCGCTACATCGGCGAGATCTCGACATGGCCCAAGAAGTGGCAGCCCGACGGCTCCGACATCTGGACGCCCGTCGAGGCCTCCGGCGTCCTGCGCCGCTACGACCAGGGCGCCAAAGCCCTCAACTCGACGCTGCGCCGCCGGATCCCGTCGGGGAACCCCAGCGCGTACTGGCCGATGGAAGAGGACAGTCTCGCCTCCCGCGCCTACTCACCCGTCCCGGGCGTCTCACCGGCCGCGATGACCGGGGTCGAGTGGGCGGCAGTGGACACGCTTCCCTCGTCGAAGGCCCTGCCGCAGCTGGGCGCCGCCGCAACCCTGTCGGCGATCGTGCCCAGCACCGCCAACGACGGCGAGTGGCAGGTGGAGTTCGTCTACAACGCCGACGACAAGACCCCGCCAGACCCGGGCCCGCACGCCGAGCTCATCAGCATCTCCACGACCGGCACCATCCGCCGCTGGTGGGTGGGCATGCGCGCGGGCGCCGTGCGCCTGTTCGGGTACAACGCCTCGGGCACTGCAGTGGTGAACGTCCTCATGGGCGTGGGCGGGGACGTCTTCCACGGCTGGGTCCGCCTGCGGCTGTGGTGCCGCGACGAGGGCGGCGGGCAGATGGCCTACCGCGTGGATTTCCAGGACGTGGGCGGCGACGCAGGCGGCACCGGCGCCACCATCACCGCGGCCGCGGGCCGTGTCACCGCGATCACGGCCAACTGGGGGCCGCTCACCGAGGGCTGGGCGTTCGGGCACCTCAGTGTGCTGCCGACCGCCTCGAACACGCTCTACACCGGCAGCGACCGCGCGTACTCGGGAGAGAACGCGTGGCAGCGCCTGCTGCGCCTCGCCTCGGAGGAGGGCATCCCGATGGGCCGCGTGGCCGGGCCTCTGGAGCTGGAGCGGGTGGGACCGCAGCGCCCGGACACGCTCCTGGAGCTGCTGCACTCGGCGGCCGAGGCCGACGGCGGAATCCTCATCGAGGACCATGACCGGCTCGGCCTCGTCTACCGGGACCGCTCCAGCATGTACACCCAGGAACCCGCCCTCACCCTCGTCTACGGGCAGCCGGGCCTAGGCGTGGACCTGGAGCCCCTCGACGACGACACGAGCTCCCGGAACGACATCACCGTCAAGCGCTCCGGTGGCAGCGAGGGCCGCGCCGTCCTGGAGGAGGGCAAGCTGTCGGTGCAGGCCCCGCCGGCCGGAATCGGCGTGTACGACGAAGCGCCGGAACTGTCCCTCGACGACGACACCCAGACCGAGCCGGTCGCCTGCTGGCGCCTGCACCTGGGCACCTACGACGGCGACCGCTACCCAGCGGTAACCGTCATGCTCCACAAGCCCGGCGCGCAGCACCTCATCCCAGCCGTCCTCGGCCTGCGCCTGGGCGATGTGATCCGCCTGAAGAACCTGCCGCCGTGGGTGTCGTTCGACGACGTCGACCTGATCGTGCAGGGCTATCACGAGACGCTCGACCTGCAGCGCTGGGAAGTCACCTTCAACTGCTCCTCCGGCGGCCCGTGGAACACCGCCAAGGCCTCCCACACCGTCTACGGGAAGGCCAACACCACGGGGCACGAGCTCGCGGCCGCGGTGACCGCGAACGCCGCGGTGCTGCCCGTCGTGGCGACGGCCGGCCTGCCCTGGGTGTCGGCGAATCCAATCCTCAACGCGAACAGCGACTTCAAGGACGGGCTCGCGCCCTGGGCGCCGTTCGACTCGGCCATCGAGCGGATCGCCAAGCCGGCCGGGGCACCGTTCCGCGGCGACTGGGTCCTGCAGATCACCCCCAACGGGATCGGCCAGTTCCCCAACGCAGGCTCCGAGATGATCCCGGTCGTACCAGGCCTGGACTACGTCCTCTCGGGCTGGCTGCACTGCGCCGTGGCCAGGAACGTCGCGCTGAACGTGAACTGGTTCGACGCCGGATTCGGCTACGAGGACACCGGCGCCAACGACATCGGCGTCCAGGCCGGCGTGTGGAAGTGGTTCGAGAAGACGTTCACCGCGATGCCCGGCTGGGTGTGGGCCAATCTCAGCCCGACCGTGCCGAACTTCCCTCCGTCATCGGATGTGCTGCTGGCCGGGAAGGTGACGTTCAGGCGGGCGGGCGGCATGCCGCGCGAGTTCCCCATCGACATCAGGGTCGGCGGCGAGGTGATGGCAGTGAACGCCGTCACCCCCTCCCTCGTCGACAGCTTCGCCCGCACGACGTCGCCCGGCTGGGGAACCCCCGACATCGGCGCCGCGTGGGTCAGCAGCGGCGGTGCCGGCGGCGACCACTACACCCAGGGCGCCGAGGCCGCGCACCTGCTCACCGCCGTGGACGTGCCCCGCCTCGACCTCAGCCCGGTCGCGGGGACCGACCACGACGTTGTGGTGAGCGTCGCCACCTTCGCGCTCGCCACCGGCGGCCCGCAGCTGGTCGCCGTCGTCGCCCGCGCCACGGACGGCGACAACGCGTACATGGCGCAGCTGAGCGTCTCCACGACGCAGACCATCACGCTGACCCTCCGCAAGCGGATGGGCGGCGCAGAGACGCAGCTCGCCACGGTCGTGACCACGCTGGCGCACTCCGCGTTCGCGTTCTTCCGGGTCCGGCTGCAGGTCATCGGGGCCGAGTTGAAGGCCCGGGTCTGGCCAGCGGGAGGCACGGAACCGGTCGGCTGGCAGGTCACGGCCACCGACAGCAGCCTCACCACGGGCGGCAACGTCGGATGCCGCAGCGTGCGCCAGACGGCGAACACCAACGCCGGCCTGGTCGTCGCCTGGGACAGCGTGCAGCTGCTCAACCCCCAGGCGGTCAACGTGGCCCGCTCGCAGAACCGTGTGATCAAACCGCACACGTCCGGCGCCCCGGTCCGCCTCGCGTTCCCGGCGATCACTTCTTTGTGAGGAGGGCCCTTGAGTACGCCTGTTGAGCAGTGGCTGCCGGGCATGGACATCTCGGCCGAACGGCTGGGCGCCATGCAGCAGGCGGCCTCACTGCTGGTGACGAACTACGGGGCCGACGGCTCCGGAACGGCGGACGCAGACCCGGGCATCCAACTCGCCCTCAACGCCGCCCGCGATCTGGGCGGCGCGCAAGTCGTCGTCCCGCCCGGCATCTTCCTGACCGGCGACACCCTGCGGATCTACGACAACACCCGCCTGACCCTGATGGCAGGTGCGGAGCTGCGCCGCCATCACGCCGGAACGATGATCATCAACGGGGATGCCGGGCAGGATCTCGGCGGTTACACAGGCCACAGCAACATCGTCATCGAGGGCGGCCTGTGGAACATGCGCGGGACGACCGTCGGACTGACGGCGTCCGCGATGTGCATCAGCATCGGGCACGCCACCGACATCACCATTCGAGACCTGGAAGTCCGGGACCTGCCGGGCTTCCACGCCATCGAGTTGAATTCGACCAGTCACGGCCTCATCCAGAACTGCAGGTTCAGGGGCTATGTGGATCCAGGCGGCCGGGATTTTTCCGAGGCCATTCAACTGGACCTGGCCAAATCGGCAGGAGTATTTGGGGGTTTCGGCCCCTACGATCACACTCCCACGGAAGACGTACTGGTCATCGGCTGCCACTTCGGCGCCTCCGGCACGGCCGGCACCACGGCCTGGCCCCGCGGCGTGGGCAGCCACAGCGCCACCATCACCAAATGGCACCGCCGGATCCGCATCCTCGGTAACTCCTTTGAGGGCGTCCTGCAATACGCCGTGTCCGCCTACAACTGGGAGGACACGACGATCGTCGGGAATACATTCCTCGACTGCGGATCGGGCGTACGGCTGCGCACGGTCATCGTCTCCGACACCGAGGACACGAAACTCCCCGACGGCACGCAGACCTCGGCGAGTCAGAACATGCGCAACCTCGTCATCGCCGGAAACAGCTTCCGCGGCGGCCTGGCGTACGACGAACCGATCGTCGCGCTCGGCGAGACGACCGGCACGGTCCTCAACCTGGCGATCACCGGGAACGTCATCGACGGCAGCACGTCGGCCCAGAACGGGATCCGCCTGCAGGGGACTTCCCGGGCCACCGTCGGAGACAACTCGATCAACAACGTCGCGGGCACCGGGATCAGCACGGAGGACTGCAACACCCTCACCGTCACCGGCAACAACATCTACAACTCGGGGACGCACGGCGTCACGGTCGTCGACGGGATCAACGTCAACTGTGTGGGCAACCAGATCCGCGAGCCCGGCAACAACGGGATCCTCGTGCAGGGCGGGAACTTCCTGCAGATCCGTGACAACTCGATCCGCAGCCCCGGCCGCGCGACCAACAACACGTTCTTCGGCATCCGCCTGTCGACGTCCTCGGACAGCGTCAATCTGTCCGGCAACAAGGTCCGGCCGCACGGCTCCGGCAACGAGGCCGCCTACGCCTGCTCCGTCACGAGCACTGTGACCACTGTGAGCCGATACGGCAACGACTGGCGCGGCACCTACGGCACCGGAAACTTCAACTACGAGGGCGGAGACACCTCCAACACCTCCGCCGCCGACCTCACCTGACCGGAGGGCTCATGAGTCTCACCATCCACGCGGAAGGCCTGCTAGCGGACGTCATCGAACAGGTGACGGCGGCCGACAACCAGGGCGATCTCACACAGGCCGAGGCTGTACGCGCCTTCATCCTGGCCGAGCTGGAGGCATGGCCGACCGGGGAGGGCGCCCCGAACGGCGTGCTCGTCGAGGCGGCCGGACACCACGACACGACCAGCCGGAACGTCACGGTCATGATCCGCCCGCTGCGCCTCGGCGCACCCGAGGACTGAGCCCGCGCGGTCCGCACCCCTCGTACGCCCCGCGCCGCCGGCCGGGGCCTTTCTCATGTCTGGAGGCCCCATGGCCACGCCACTGAGCCCAACCGCCCTACTCGGCGCCCTGCGCGCCGAGGGCCTGGTCGTCGTCGAGGTCGGCGACTGGCGCAACCACAACCGCAACCACAAGGGCCCCTGGGGGCCGGTGCACGGCGTGATGATGCACCACACCGTCACCTCCGGCAGCAAGCGCACCGTGGAGATCTGCCGCGACGGATACAGCGGGCTGCCCGGGCCGCTGTGCCACGGCGTCATCACCAAGGACGGACGCGTGCACCTCGTCGGCCACGGCCGCGCCAACCACGCCGGCCTCGGTGACGGCGACGTGCTCCAGGCGGTCATCGCCGAGCGGACGCTGCCGGTCGACAACGAGGCAGGCACCGACGGCAACCGCTACTTCTACGGCTTCGAGTGCGAGAACCTCGGCGACGGCAAGGACCCCTGGCCGCCCGCGCAACTGCTCGCCATCGAGCGGACCGCCGCGGCGATCTGCCGCGCGCACGGCTGGACGGCCGCCTCCGTCCTGCGCCACCTCGACTGGCAGCCCGGCAAGAGCGACCCCCGCGGCGTCGACTGGACGCCGATGCGCTCACGGATCGCGGGACGCCTCGGCTCGCCCAGGCCGCCGAGCACGCCCGCGCCGGCGACGCCGACGGTGAGCCTGTCCAAGCTGCTCAAGGCGGCCCGCACCGACCCGCCCAAGCCCGGCACACCGGTGTCGTACGGCGGCGTCGAGACGGTAGAGACAGCCC